AACAGACACGACCGTTAGCTTGCAGTCTGTGCTCCCAATCGATAAGTTGGTCATCAAGTGAAGCGAAACTATTTGCCAGCGTGCGAGGTGTAAAAGCCCGGCCACGCTGGTTAACGGCTGGTAAGGAATGACAAAGTTTGAAAGGGAAGTAAGCAAGATGTTCTGAATTGCTCAACTTGATTTTCGGAAACCGCTTGGCTGCGACTTCCACGGAAACAAAATTCATGCTAGCCGCTTCTGCCACAAATCGTTCGTGAGCAAGGGCAGGATTGGCAATTAGGTCATCAATGTATGGCATGGAAGATCGCCTTTATTTTTGGTTTTGTTTCCAGTGGAAACTAGGGTTAGTCAATGATCTTAATCCATCCGTCAATCTGACGAATGCGAGTGCGTGTTCCTTGTTGAGTATTAGCTGACCACTGAGTCTTATAAAATTGGCCAGCTTGCCCACCTACGCAACGGAACGTCACGTCGGCTGCTACCTCCGTGATATCGGTGATGTTCATATCAAACTCTGCACCTTCCGTTATCGTGGGATACCACGTCACAGTAGGTGTCCCAATGATTACTTCGTTCTCTTGAAGAAGAGGGCTAAACGGCATGGTGAAGAATGTCGATTCACCCGGTTGCTTCACCAAGGTATTTTCAGCTTGGACTTTAGATTCAACCATAGCTTTATGGGGTAAGACTTTCCATTTTTCTTCACGAGAAACAACAATCCATAGATCACCTGTCGTGGCTTCAATATCAGTAGCGGAAAAAGTTACGCCACCGATTACCAGACCTGCTGTTGCGTTGAAATGTCTTTCGAAGAAAAACCCAGCCGAGAACTCAGCACCGCCGCTAATCAGAGAAACCGTACTGGCGAAGTCACCACTATCGAAAGCTGAAGCTGAGGCAAAATCAACTCCACCACCAGTAAAAGAACCGGTGAATGTAAAGAGGACGTTAGTGTAATTAACAGCGGCAGCAAATTGCGTACCAGATTGATTTAAGGTAGCAGTGGATGTGTATACTGGTGCAACAAAGAATCCAGTAGCGGCGAAGTCTGCTCCAGCAGTCACGGCGGGAAGGGTAAGGACATGCAATTTAATGCTGGCCGCTGTGGCGGCGAAGTCTGGTCCGGCAGTGGTGAGAACGCTAGTGGAAGTGTATTGCGGTGCTACGAAAGCCACGCTAGCGGAGAAGTCTGTGCTACCTGTGGTCAGAGCAGCAGTTGCCGTGTAGGTTGGGGTGATCGTGTTTCCAGTGGAAACTAATTCAACGTTTCCAGTGGTTGCTGTCAACGTGCCTGCGAAGATTGGGTCAGCAGAGGCTGCTGTGGCTAAGAAGTCATGATCTGGGATTGTGAAGACTGCTGTTATATTGAAGTCATGCTCGAATTGTGAAGTAGCAGAGAAGTCAGCATTAGGAGAACCAAAGCTGCCCATCGCATTGAAAACATCTGCTCTGTGAGTAAAGTACCAGTACGTTCTTTCTTGCAGAAGCAGTTCTTCGTTTCCATCGCGAGAGATTTTGTAGTAGTCTTTTGCTTGACGGAATGTAAGTGGTACGTTCCAAGTGCGAACGTCGTTGATCATGCCTCGGTAGAAATTGAAATTGCCTGCCTGCTTCATCTTACTAGCAAAAGTGAAGTTATTGATAACCTGAGTGTTTCCACTGGAAACACTGGCTGCTAGTTCTCCGTTGATAAGAAGATACATGTCTGTTGCAGTTTTAATCCGCATGACATGAAATAAGGTATCTGGAGTGTAGGCAGCACCGCACTTCGTTTCTACTCCAGTCCAATTGTAAGCCCAGATTTTATTTCCAGTGGCGTCTGTATTTGCGATGACGATTCCCCAGTAACCGGCATTCTCTACATCACCAGCTACCATCTGTCCCGTAAATACTGGAACTTCAGGAGCAATTCCTGTCGGGCGAATCCAGGCTGAAACTGTACTAATCCCGGTTGTTGGCTGAATAAAATTGGTGCTGTGAACATCAACACGAATGTCTGTATCAGTACCTTTTAACTCATAGCCAGTTTTGTTGCCTTGTTCAGTTATCCATCCAGAACCTGAAGTCAGGACATCAATCACAGTCGCATGAAATTTATTGAGGACGCTACGAAATACTACACTGCCGCGAGTCTTATCAGACCCTAACCACCATCCCGTTAAACAAGTGTTTAACGGGTGTTTCGGATTGATTCGGTACGTCAGCTTGTGGCTACGCTGACGTGATTTAGCCAGCAGCGCAGGCATTATGTTGGGCCTTCGAGAATGCGACGGTAGTAAGGCGTGACAGTGATCTTGTGGTTAGCAGCAGTGCTAGTCAGAGCTTGCCCTGATTTATTAACAACAGCCGGTGAGATAAACTCGCATGCAGGTTGATAGCAATGCCGTTGCCGTTGCACGCCAGTTCCTAATGAGTTAGCAAGAGTTAAAGCACCAACAAAATTAAGCTGGGCTTTGATTTCATCTGGACTAGAAAGTGAAACATCTGTACCAGATAAGCCACCAGGGTTCCCGGTACCCGCAGTAGCAGAAACGCTCTCGCTAAAATACAATTCAATTTCCTTACCGTTAGTAGCAGCAGCGGCAACTGCTGACTCAATCAGCACATCCAGAAATTCTGGACGACCTTTAGTGGCGTGAATGAGAGAAGCGCTCTTAACACCCTGTCTGCCAGCATCACTGCCTAGTGAAGTAAGCGTCAGAGCATGCGTACCACCAGACGCTTCCCAGGTAAAGGGAGTTCCGGCTTCTACATCAGAAAAATCAGGAAAGGCCATTGTGTATGTCCTTGTTTAATTATGGTACGTCACGGTCGAAACCCCAGTAGGTTAACCGTTTTTCGATTCTTGGTCTCTCGTTTGCCAGCAGGGAGTTATAACGAGCGTCGATCTTATTTCGCAGGGCAACGAGTGTCTCGCCAGGATTCGTATCCATTTGCTCGACATGTTCGTAAATCTCCCCATTGGTAATTTGATCCATCTCCTGCTGGGTAATTAATCCAGGTCCAATGCCAACCGTCATTATGCTTTTGCCACCAATCCCGGTGTTCAAAAGTAAAGTTCGCAAGTTTATACCTGCCCTGTTTAGTGTGGCAGCAGGAACGGGAAGATGAAAGATTACTTCAAAAGAGTTCCCGTCAGCAGCGCCTGCACGGACATGGTAGCTTGACATAAAAATCACCTGTGAATCTGTGAAGTTTCCAGTGGAAACTAGGTGCCGGAATTGACCACAAAGAAATGAACTCTAACGTTTCCATTCCATGCTACTGGGCCAGTGTTTTTGAAAGAAACCCAGAATCCACCAGTATAAACCAATACTTCCTCAATGGTATACTTAAAGGAAGCATTTTCGGTTCCTCGTGTAATACTAGCAAACACACGGCTGTTAGCATTTATCAACGAATTGGTAATATCAACATTGTAAACAGCACCGACGATTCCAGTTAAGTTTGGTGTCGTGATAGTGCCACTTTCAGCATGCAAGGTAGCTGTCGCCACTACCGTATTAAGTGTTACCGCAGTAGCTGATGATGGATAACCACGATTACCGTTTGCGATATTTCCTTGCGTGTAAACAATTGGAGTTCCGTTTACCAATTCATAAACATTGCAGTTCTGGATAACGTCGTGGATGCCAAACGCAGATGCCACAATGCCATTAGCACCTGATGCCAATCGACAAACAGTACAATTGCGCACCGTGGTAAGCGACAAACGAATTCCGTGCCCAGCCGTCAAGTTCAATCCATCAATATGCACATTATTGAGGTCGCATTGCTGACTTGTAAAGTCAATGCAAGCTTGGCCAGCAGCAGCAAGAGGCCAATGCATAAAGATATCACTGATCTTGTTGTGAATACCACCTACAATGATTCGACCTGCGGCGTAGATAAAAATGCCAGATATCGTACACCAATTTGACAATAGCTCAATGGATGGCCCTGTTTGCGAGATGCTTTTGAAAGCACAGTTCTCCACTACCGTTAACTGAGCACTAGCAAGAATCTTGAGTGTACTGTTCGCCCCCGGAGTGTTGTTGAATAGGCAATTCGTGATTCTTGGCCCAACGTTTCCGACAGGCGTTGCGCCAATAATCACACTCGTAGTTCCAGTGGAATTAAATTGACAGCGATCTAGCCGAACTAAACCAACCGTGCTGTCAATGAAGAGGTATGTACTTGATGAACTATTTTCGAAATACAGAGCGTGACCATGTAGCAATCCAGCGGCTGTTAAAGTGATTCCAACGTATTGAGACGCTTCCAGGAAAAGGTTGTAAGCCCACATGAACGCCACGCCAACCACGCCACCATGCAATTCGATTACCGGCCTACTCGTACCTGCATCACCGCAACTATTCCAATGGCAATTCCCATCTACGGTCACTACAACACAAGAGCCAACACGAAGTGCGCTCCCTTTGATCCACTGGATAATAGTATCCCTGATACTAAAGTAAGATGCTTCGTCAATGTTGATAGCGGCTTGAATTGCAAAATTACGAGCTTGACTTGTTCCTATCCAGTCTGCAATTGAAAGACCTTCGATTCCCCCACCAGAAGTTTGAACGAAATCGGTAGCACCCACTGCTCGCTTCCAAGAAAACATGTAGGTGAGCGAGTTCTTTGGCCTGATAACAGCATGCGTAGCATCTGTAAGTCCAACCGCACCAGGCAACGCCTTGTTCCCCATGTAGGATTTCAGCCAAATAGGAAACTTGCTTCGGATTGTTACCTCAGAAGCCATTGCGTAGACATTGCCAGGAGGAAACCAGACAACGCCACCAGTTGCCTCAATCGAACTGACAGCTCGTTGAATAGCAGGAGAATCATCGGCGTTGCCGTCACCGGTAGCGCCGAAGTCCATGATGTTCACAAACGTCTGTCTCGGAATCTTTACGACTTCACTGGGCATGTTGTTATGGCGGTAAGAGGTAGTTGACAGTAGTTCTGTTGCCTGCTGATGTTGCGTCCACAGTTACTCGATCAGTCACTCCGTCCAGTCCTTTGAATGTTTCTGTCGGACTGCCAGCACCAGATACCTTTCCAGCGATAATTGCTCCGATGATCATCATGGCTTGCTGAAGAGTCTTGCCATCAATCGATATTTGATCAACGAAGCCATCCGTGATGACAGTAGACCCAGTCCAAGCAAACTCGATGGTAGCCCAAGGAGTTTCTGTATACAGCGGTGTTACGGAAGTATACAGATCAAGATTGTAGTCTCCTTTTACTAACGCTGGAATAGTAAAGTATCTCCATCCAGTGTTCACTCCACCAGAAAACTGAATGTTAGTGGGAGTGAGTTTTCCATTGCCATAGTTTCCACTGGAAACTGAACCAATCGTTGTTGTGGTCGTTCCACCAGTTAAAATCAATTGCCTGCTATTACTCCACAAAATAGCAGAGTTAACAACTGAACTGGGATCGTAGAACGTGATTCGATTGGTAGCCATCTAGAAATTCTGGTAAGAGTTTCAGTAAAGTTTCCAGTGGAAACAAAACCAAGTCAGCAACTAAAATCACGCTTCCGTAATCTCTGAAGATATGCAAGCTCTTCAGAGAAACGTTGGTGATCGCAAGGCTCTAAAGGAGGATTGGTTTTTGCCAACTCCCCCTCTAGTTTAGCCAAGCGGTTGTCAACCATTTCCAGAGTATAGGAACTGCTAGACTGAGCTTCGACAACAGGATCAGCCAAGTGCAGTTTAAGGAGTTCAATTAACTTGACACGACGCTCTTCGGTAGCTTCTAATGTTGGCAAATGCGAAACATCGGATTGCGGAAGAGCGTAATGACAATCAATACTACCTTGAGTTTCCGGTTTGTGATTTTCTGAATTCATGATTGCTAGATTATTGGACTGGCAGTATTACTGAACCGGCACTGTCACGGTCATCGCTGAGCAGGAGATAGTCCCGCCCGCCACGATGGACTTATTATCAAACACCATGTCTGGTGTATCTCCCGCATTTCCAGCGGTGCCTTGGAAGATCGTAGTTCCAGCACCACTCTTGACACGGAAATGCCCAGCGTCACCAGATGCATCAGCATTCGTATCGCTGGTAATCGTGTTAGCAGTTGCGGTGCCGCTAGAAGATGTTCCAAAAGCAGTTGCCGCAAATAGAAGCGTACCTAGGAGTGTGCCGGTATCTGCGTCAGCCACATTCGCCGGTGGAGCACCAGTGCGGATCGCACAACTACCGGCACCGCCTACGTCGATAAGATCGACGATGGCGTTGCACGCCGCATCTCGTGATGCCGTAGAGATTTTGAAGTTACTCGCCATAACCGGTTACGCTCCTTTTTCCTGAAGTTCACCTTGTTCGGTTTTTACGGGAGGAGCAGAGAGCGCTTCCCGCAAGGCCGGCTTGTTGATAGCCTTGTCAATCTCTTCCGGAGTCGCCCGCGCAAAGTTCTTCATGCGGGTGATCCGTTCGTGACGACGCCCGATTTCAGTTTCGATGGAGTTTCGGATTTCTTGAGAGTGATGGATTTCTTGGCCAAGCGCACTCGCAATTGCGTGCAGTTGTTCTAAGCTCATTTCATGGAGCTTCTCAACATTTTCCGGAGCTACGAGCTTTTCGGATAATGCCAGGACAGTTTCCACTCTTTCTGTGGTAGCTGGAGCTGGGGTTTTTGCCATAAGGAAATCTCCAAAATAAAAAGTTTCCAGTGGAAACTACAGGCTAATCACTCTGGCTACGACTTCCCGCTGGCGGTTGGAGGCGGGTCTCTTCACTCGTTGTGGTACCAGGATTAGCAGGACGACCACCAAGATTGCCGTTAGCGGAGCCTTCGTTCTGCCCACCAACGCCTTCCCATACTTGCAAATCCTCGTTCTCTTTGCGGGATTGTATGGTACTGGATTTGAGACTATCAGGGTCTCGGCCAAGTTCGCGAGCCGAAGTACGCGGATCGCTGACCTTACTATCGAAGAGGAACCTGACTTCTTCTAGAAGCTGTCTCGGTTCCTTCAAGATGTTTTCATCAAAGACAACTGAAATCAGATGTTTCTCAGGTGTCTTGATTAGTTTAGAGACGCTAGGATGCCTAAAGAAATCGTAGAAGAGTAGCTTAATCTGACGGCGAGCCTGCTGGATATGAGCGATAAGTTTCTTGATACCAAGAAAGCCACCGCCATAATTCTGCCCGTCTCCTGTCATGAGTGCTCGAACGATTCCCACCCAATTGAAGATGCGATTTTCTGGAGAAACGAATTTCTCATCATCGAACATTTCCTTAGGCGGAAACACAAATTCGATTTTTGTAGTATGATTCACTGCGGCCCGCATGGCCTTAGCCACTACTGTAAACTTCTTCAGTAGCTCGCCAGCGTCCTTCTTCGTCAACCAATTCTTGCGAGTACCAGCGATGGGACCAGTGTCTACTGACTCACCTTGTTTGATAAGCATGATGAAATGCTTCATCATAAAGGCCGCACTGAATTCCCCCTCCACTAACATCTGGCGTTGAGCTAAGCTTAAGAAGATTTTCTGCATCGATGGATTAGCAAGGCCATGATAACGGCGATTCTTGGTGCGGACAATCCAGTAGTCGCCATCTTCATTACGTAACTGGACCTGCGTGGCCCCTGCTAGCACAGCCTCAATCCACTTGATACCAAAACCTTTTTTAATCAGGTCTTCAGTGATCTTGGCATCCGGAATCTTCGGCCTGACATTCCTGCCATTCTGGAAAGCGTTTTGGATTTCAGCAATGACCGCCTTCGGGATATCCACTAAGAGTACATCACGCCCTAAAGAATTGTCCCAGTCGATTTCTGCTGGGTTAAGCGTGCAGATATCCGAGATTCCAGGTAAGCCGTAACGACTTGGCTGCACAGAGCTTGGGTCAGTATCTTCCCCTACCCGCCCTTGGCTGTCAGTGCTCCCATCTACCTTCCAGTAAAGCACCATGTTATCTGTGATGAACCAATCCTTAACAACGTCCATCACTAACTTATCTAAATCCATATCCAGGTGCAGAAAATCTAACTGCTCCTGGAATGACATTAAATCTGTTTGCTCTTGCTTCTCATTGGAATAGGTGAGTGGTGGGTGATCACGTAAAGCTAATCCAGCCATCGTGAATTCGATTTTTACATCGATCAAGTCGGCTAGAAGATCATCTTTTTCATAATAAAACTGCGAACGAACCACTTGGCCACGACGATCCTTCGGGATTTCGCGGTTCATTAAAACCGAGAGACTGCCCGCTTCCGAGTTTCCAGTGGAAACTTGTTCGCGAATAGACTCAGGATTTGCCATTGCCGGAGCTACGACAAAGGCCAAGTCGCCAAGTAGAGCGTCTAATTCCTTGGCCTCTTCCTTAGTGAGACTGGAAATTTCATCTTCCAGTTCTTTATTAAGGTTAGTGATGCGGTTAACGTGTCCGTTAACCTTAGGCTTTGGTTTCCGAGAAGCCACTTCATTGGCTAAAGAAACACCATTACCGTTAGCACGAGCTTTTCGCACCACGAGAAGCCTCCAACGGCAGAGCAAGGAAGGAGATTAACGGAACCTAGATCGGTTCCATTTCGACAGCCACATCTTCATTATCGTCCGAACTGTCAGACGTTATCCCTTCCTTCATCATCCAGCGATAAAGCAAGCAGCCAAAGTAGCCGTAAACCAAAGTGTAGGCTGAATCTTTCTTTTCTTTGCTTTCGAATTTGTACATCCCAAAGCTGTCAATCTTCGGTGTCCCGTCACGGTTATGAGCGTAATCGACAAGGATAAGCTGGTCTACCGCTAAATCCATCTCAGCCTTGATTTTATCTTGCTCACTTAAATGAGCATGCTGGTTCAACCATTCCCTTTTACCAGCCACGTCCCACATTGCCTCGTTCTTTTGCCAGCCATCCCAGGTACCGGAAAGAGCTACATTTTGATTTTCAATCGCCCCCCTAAATTCAGTATGTAATTTATTCACAATAACACTATCACTTGCCATCTTGCCCCACATCAACTTTACATAGTAATCCGAGCGATCAAACATAACTAACTTCGGGTTACCAAGGACACCAGATGGATCAGTAACAGTCACGATTGGCGTGGCCTCGGTTTGATTGTTATCAATAAGCTGCTTGTCATTACGAAGTTTATCTTTCACGAACAAACCACCGCCACCAGGATCACCAACTACTAAAGCGAAGTTGAAAATCCGATCATACTTATGAATTAGACCAGACATTTGGATATCACTGATCTTATTATAGCGAGTCGTCAGGCAATGGATTGGTAGATAATCCGGAGCACGCATGCGCCATACACTCAAGGCAAAGTCGTCACCACTTCTAGCCGAATTATCTCCACCGCCCGCCGCTGTATCAAATGCAGCAATGTAGATATCATCAGGGTGCGTCCGATGCAATGTCAGAATTGCCGAACTCAATCGACATTGCGATACTGCCTTGGAGTTATACCATGTTGCAGAATCTTCTTCCCAAATTCCATCAATTTCGGTTCTAACGAAACCTTTAGGTAGAGTTGTCTGCATATGGTAAATGATATCCTCATTCAAGAGGAAGTCCCACTGCTCAGTAGCCGGGACATGTCTCCAATTACAAGTGAAGTGTCCGTAGTTATGATTTCCACGGGCAATATGCCGATCTACTCTTCGCACCATCTTATAAGCTGGATGGTGCTTGAACTTAGGAGTAGAAGCTAAATGTACGTGATTCCTGCGAACATCACAATTCTTGAAGTTATTTGTTTTCGTTACGCGGCCAATGATCGTAGTGTTGAGAGCTTGAAAGTTTCCATACGTCACCCATTCATCCAGGAAAGCGTCGTTCCAGCGTTCAGAACGCAGTCGTTCAGCATCATGCATAAAGTTCGGCGGTAAGACTCGAATCTCTGAGCCACCCCGAAACAAGGCTGTCCATGCTTCGTTACCATGCAAGAGTCTCGGCTTCCCACCAGCATGAGAAACTGTCGAGCGAAAAATGGGGCTAGTATTGTACCAGCGATCCAGGTTGGCGAAGATTAGCTTACCTTGGGCGAAGGTCTTCGAAAGAATACCGCACGTGCGTTCAGTCATTAACACACAACGCATGGCAGCTACTAGAGCATACGTCCAAGACTTTCCAGTGGAAAATCCAGAATCGTCATTAGTGTAATAGCTTGTCCACATCCACAGAATGCGGAGTTCTTCATGCGGAGGAAGGCGAACACGAAAGATAACCTTGGCTGCTAAGATCGGATTGAAGAGCATGTCTTCAACCATCATAGCAGTTAGCTTTCGATCAACTTTCCATCTGTTCTGGCTCGCCATACTGTTCCTCGTTGTCTCGCTCTAAATCAGATTCTTGCAGTAATGGGGAATCTGGCGGTAGAGCGTATTCCTGCCGTGGCCGAAAACCAAACCATTCCGCCATTTCCAAAGCATTCATATTCTCTGGTGGAATTTCGATCTTGGAAATAGCTTCTTCGATTTCAATAGTGTTGTAGCCAAGCTTCTTCAACAGTAAATTCAAATCCAGCGGGAAGGGGAGAATTGGTGCTAACGCAATCGCGGCTGGACTCAGAATACGAGATATCCCACGGCACCTTGTTTTGCCAAGTTCTTCGATGTAAGCTTGATACATAGAGTTAATGGCCTTCTCGTCATCCATTAAATCCTGAGCTTCTTTTTCTGGCAGTAGTTCGTGCCAGTTTTTCAGCATCACCGCTGACTGTTGTCGCTCACGGTAAGTTTCAAACTGCAACTGCCCCTTGGTTTCTATCATCTTCTTGTTGAGGTAATTAAGGCAGATTTCCTCCAAGATGATCATATGACAGACATGAAAGGAAGCTGGTGAGCGGTAATGCCCCTTGTAATCTTCCCAGCGTTGCTTGTAGTAATCCCTTTCTTCCAAGGAAAGTTCTGGGGGAGGTACGCCGGGGGACGTAATCGTCACTTCCCGTGCAGCGCCATTTCCGGAGTTTCCACTGGAAACTGGATATTTTCCAGCCTCGATGGATTGACGTTTTTCACGGACGATCTTGGCAATAATGTCTGGCCGATTACCTAGACAAGTTTTGCAAGCCATTTTCCCTTGGTCGTATTCATACAACATGCGATTCTGATCGCACAGTGGACATGGTGTAAATTCTTTACACTCGATAGCTTGGCACATGACCGGACGTTCTAGTACCGCCACCTTTTGACAACTCTTGCAAACACCCTTATATTGACAAGGGTTCTGCTGTCCCTCTTGACTCATACGGCACCTTCCACTTTCGCGAATGCCATTGCTGAATTGCATAGATGCCAATGTTCAGGGCATCAGCAGTGTTGTGATCTTTCTGCTTAAGCTTCCGCTGTACATCAAGATACCGAAGAACTCCATTCGCTTTAATTAAGGAAACTTTCTTAGAATCGCCAACTTCCAAATTACCCAGTAAAGCGCTTTGCCAAACTTTCGGTTGCACCGTGCGTGCATAAATCTGGAATGATTCAAAGTAACCCAGTAAGCCATAGCAAGCGGCAAAGAGTTTCAAGATTCCAGCTAAGAAAGATTTGTTCTTATTATACAATGCTAACGCTGGCTCTTCGGCAACAACGACATTTATGTTATGCGTAGAGATAATCGGTTTAAGCTGCTGTATAAGCGAACGTAAGCGAGTTTGATTGTCTAGCTCAGGATCAGTAGACAATGTGTCAAACTGCAAAATATTGAAACCAAAGCATGGCTTAGGTGCAATGCGAAATACTGCGAATCCAGTAGCCGCGAGAGCGATATCAAGACTCAACAGATTCAGGTTGACTGGAGTCTTGTTTACTGGAATCTTGCAGTTCAGAGATTCGCTCATAGAATTCTTGTCGGCGAGATTGTACTAAATCGTTGATGCGAGTAAAGATAGCATCCCATTTGTCTCGCTGTTCGCTAGGATTGTTCCAGGAATACTCCAAGGAAATCCGCTTTCGCAGATTCCTGCCAAGCTTAATGCGTAGGTCCACGTCTTTGATAAGCTTCTCAATGGCATCCTTCCATCCAGTTTTATCGCCCAAGCTGATCAGGATGCCATCTTCATAGCTTTTAAGTATAGAGTAAGGCCCGTAATCTGTAGCGATTACCGGAATACCAAATGCCCCTAGCTCTAAGATTTTCAGTGATGATTTACTCAGATTAAACTGATCTTCTGTAAGTGGACAAATTGCAATGTCTGGATCAATCTCCCGAAGCGCAGCTAGATACTTATGAAATGGCACTGGATCAACGTAGTAGATCAGATGTTGATATTCTGGTTTGACCACAAATTTTGGCTTTGTATTTCCAGCTAAGGTGATTGCTTCCAAGAACTGATTTGGACAGTAACCGAAGAACACAAAGACCACCGCTAAGCCGTATTTGTTTCCAATGGAAACTACCACATCTACGATATCCTGTAAGTCTTCATCGTGCGTATTACTACCAGTCCACAAGATGCGGATTGGGTTCTTCGCTGACTCCGGAAATTCATGAAGCATCGGCTTTGTAGGGTGGATAAATTCAATGCGCGGCTGTGATCTTGTTTTTGATTCCGTGATTTTTGCTTTATAACCAAGAACCTGCTGATTAATCTGTCTAGAACATTCCAATGCTAACCCAATGTCCTGCATATCAATTAAATTCGGTCCAACCATTGCTGCTTCTGGTTTATTACAAACCTCAACAAGCTGCTCTGTAGAACAAATAATAATGTCCGCTAGCTTCATTCCCACCCTAGCTCGCTCTAAAGCTTCGGCGGTGTGACGAGACTGGTTATGATTCCAATCAGGAATATTAAACAAGTCATCATCAAATTCGTAAACAATCACCTTGCCCGCCGCACTCAAGTTCTGAGCAATCGCAAGTACGTAATCCAGTGGCACACGATGAATAACAAAGCAATCAAACCACGCCATTGAGTTGTAGTTAGCGAACTCTGTACTTTCGGAAAAGAAAGAATCATTGCTCTGTTGGTAAGCATGTGGCTTGCGTGATCGGTACCATCCACAAGCCGTGATATCCGGAACCACCCAAAGCATGCGACTTTTTTCCAGTGGAACATCATAAAGCTGAATCGCCACGTCCCGGCAAAACTCCATGCCATTAATAATGAAATCTGGTTCGTAACGTAGCTTCTGTGCTACTTCCGGTGACAAAGCTATGCATTTTCCAGATGCTTCAAGTTGAGACTGAATGCATTGCTTGGCAACTTCACGAATGAATTTGAAATTGGAGATATGAAGAACGTATTCGATTCCTTCGAATACTATTTCGACATAATCCGAACGACCACGTGGAGCTTCAACCACCTTGGCCCCCAATACCAACCGCATAGCGTAGCTCGGAACTTGCTGAATCAGACTCACGCGAGACCATTCAGGCTCTATATAGGCACCAGGGAATGTATCTTGTGAAATTGCTTGGGTCTTGATTTTAATGGGACCAGACATGATGAACTCCAGGTAAATAGTAAATAAGAGTTTAAGCAGCAACCTGACTACGTAGTAACTCTAGCTCCTGTCTTTCTGCAATCGTTCGCATCTTCTGTGCTTCGGTAATCTCCCGCTGAAACTGACCCCAATCCAGCCACTCTGGTTTCAAGAACTCCTTATGTACTCCTTCTTCCAGTTCTTCAACATGCAGTGGCATAGATAGCTTGGCTAAATTATCCACGATTTCCTGCAACATCTTGTCACCCTTCTCTTGAGAATGCACATCACAGTTTGGACGTTTATTTTTCTTCCAGTCTAGCCCCTTATTAAATCGTGCTCGCAAAACAAGCACTCCTGTCATATAACGAGAGTCTTCTTCAGTAATGATGCCACCAAACTCTTTGATTGCCTGCTGAAAGAACTGATTGCTTAAATCAATTTTCGCCCGATAAGCAGTATCTGCTTCATGAAAACTCAATGCTAAGGCAAAGGCGGGAAGAGGATGGTTGGCAGATACTGGATTAACAGCTATTTGCTGTCTGCGTTCCAGGGCTTCCTTTAAGGTGGGAACGGTGATCCAGTTATGACTCGCAGCATATTCAATCGCTCTTTGGAGATATGGCCGATCTGTAGGTAATGCAAAATTGTGTTCCAGGGTCGCACGTGTCGGATCGAATGTAAGTACAGCCTTCTGGTTTCCTGCTTCCGAGTTTCCACTGGAAACTTTCTGTATCCCCGGTAGCACGGCAGGCGTGGTGGCATTCGTGTTTTGTTCCTTCTTGTCCAAGAAATCCAGGTCCATATACTCCCCCCTTACCTATCAAAGAAAGTGTCTGAAGCATAATCCTCTACGCCATGTTCTTCATAAGTGCTCTGGCCAATCTTTAGCCGAGCGACATCAATCATCTGTTCTACCCCTTCTATCATTTGCCAACGATGCATGAAGAGATTAAACTTACGGGTAATCTTGTAAGCGGAATTCTTAAACTCCACTAAATCATGCGATAAGAGAACCGCCATGTTCCGTTGAACCCACCTCACCCCGCAACCTAACTGTTGTGCTAAGTCTTGGAGCCTGATAGACTGTTGCTGCTGTAGTAACCAGATAATCTGCAAAAAGTGGTCGCATTCACGAATTCTCGCATCCGGAGAGCTTCGTCCGTTACGAACCTGCTGGGTTATGGCCTTTTCGATAATGTCAAACTCATCAATGTCCCCTAGTTTTTGCAAGACTTTCCTGCGACCACTGTTTTTGGCATGCTGCTTAAGATTGCATGCAGTGGAAGAGTAGACCACATCTAAGAACTTCGCAATCTTTTCCACGTGCTCTGGTTCCACCTTGACGCCAGTGTAGTTGTTCACAAAGCTGCCACTCAGGATGGCGTAAGCCGTAGCTAAACGAGCTAGGTTGTTACGAAAATCTTGCGGATTCACTAACGGCACATCGTCCGCATTGCCATAAACCCCAGACATTTCTACTGCCAAATCTAAGCATCGTGTTGTCGTTTCCTTGCTCCAGAAAACTTCATCATGGCTCCGTGTCCAAGCCCAGTAGATTAAACTGCGCATGGCCTCTGGCTTCAGCTTCATCGGTACATCCGTAGCCACGCCGTTATGCTGATTATAGAAACGAGGGTCTTCCTTTCCAGTGGAAAAAACAGCCACATCCAAGCGGCGAATAAACATAGGATGAAAGCAATCGATTAGCGCCTGACACCCATACGGGAAGTCTGATATCTTCTTATTGAACTTTGGATTCATCAGGAAGAGTGCCCGCGTCTCCGTTTTATAGCCGCCGGATGCAACTTGACTAACGTCAAGCCATCCTTCGTCCATTGCTTTCCCCATTTTCTTAATCTCTTCGGGGTCTGCTTCCTGCGTTTCATCCACTCCAATAATCTTGCCAGAAGACATGACATAGCGGCCAACCTGGACATACCATTCCACTCCTTTCTGTTTAATAGCATATAGTAATCCAGTTCTTGTGCCACTCAACATCGAAAAGATGTCACCGACTTCAACCCACTCAGCAAATTTAGAGTAGGTTTTCGTCTTACCGGTCCCGGTGTCACCAATGATGCAGGCATTAATCCAGCCACGTAAGATCGCACCGTTAAATGTAAAATAGCGGGGAGATAGGTACGTTAATAACACAGTCAGCATAATCTCACGAGCTTGGTGGATATGCGTGACTCCGTTTGCCAGTTCATCTAGAATTTGCGTGACCCTCTCGAAAGATTGGATGAGTCTTAAATGCCCGATTGATTTCTCATTGACCTCGAAATTCTTCCAATCTTCGGCAATCGGTTCTAAGTGTTCTACAAATAGGCAAGCTTGCCTAGTATTCGGGTGACTCCGGACGTAGCCAGTTGCGATATAATCTTGTGGGGTGATGTCCTGATTCTTTTCAGGTTGTAAAACATAAACGGGAACTTCAATCAATTCCTGAGAGTTCACCATCCTGCCATCTTTATCCTCATGCACCGTCATGCGCTTGATTTGCTGGTGAGCAAAATACTCTTCGCACACTACCTTCTCGACTTCTTCAATCTTGCATGGCTTGTTCTTGATACAAGCTACGCGACTCAGACACTCATTGATATGCCGACGATTCGCCATGCAAGATTCAATAAACGATTCGTCTCCGTAAGGGATCGTAATCAAGTCTGTCGCACAGCAGGTTTCCTCTTTCATGGCTGGACAGTCAATAACCTTGATCACCCGTGTCGCATGATACAGTCGTGTAGTGCGACCGCTAATGGTGAGTGGTACACGAACACGCTGGTCGATAAACTGCCTGTCTTTAATACAGGCAATAAGATTATCCACTTCGATGCAAGGAGCAACTAATTCCTGATTGTTGACACCGCCCTGCTCTAAGACTGGTGTCTCTTCAATAACGGTAAGTAGCGACTCCCAAGTTCCGTTATCTTTTATGAAGAAATCAGTGATATCTTTGTCTTCTTTGGTACCTTGAACTGGAAGGTGGACAATCTTTACGCTCTTGATCTTTCCACTGGAAACTGCGGGGAGAAGCCGCTCCGTTGCAATCGTATTAGCCCACATCTTACCAGGAGAGTCAGCATCAAATAAGAAGATCGCTTCCGCCCCAAACAGCAACTCTGTCCAGTCTGGTTCCCAAGTATTACAACCAGCGGTATTCGTAATTGCTAACCATCCACCCAAGAGCTTCTGTTTCTTCAACTCCTGGTTCAGTAGCATGCAATCAAACTCGCCCTCAGTAATGATGATCTTCTTTGGTTTCTTGTTGATTAACCATTGTAAAGGAAATATTCGTGGCGGAGAACCGAATCCTTTGGTGTTAATCATCTTTGCCCCTGATGGAGCATCAGCCGAATAAACCCGAATATTCCGTAGCTCACCTTCCTTGTTGAAAATCGGAATCGTAAACTTTCCTTGAATCGTGTCCCCTTGTTTATTACGGTACTTCTGCTTATGATTCCAACCAATATGGAATTCTTCAATCGTATCGTCTGTCAACCCTCGCTGAAAACGCAGGTACTTATAATGCTCTGGCTTGAGGGCCAATTGATACTGCTTAACCAACTCTCGGTCCATTGCTGGCGTCCGCTGATCTACCGCCTCTGCTCGACGGATTTGCGGAGCATAGTTCTTCGGTGTCGGTGTCATGGTGTTTGACAAGACACCAGGTCTCGGACGCTCGTCACCAATGTTGATACCAGCCAATCCAGCCAAAGCAATCAGAGCATCCTGAAAAGCAGCCTTTGGCTCGCGACCATTTAAGAGACACCAGAAATCAAATATCGAACCAGCCTTACCACAAGCGAAGCACTTAAAGCCCCCAGTATGAATATTAAGAGAAAGGTTAGGCTTACCAGTATCGTTGTGAATAGGGCAAAGCACATGCTCTGTCCAGCCATCAGCCTTGACCTTGGGGAGTTTGTGTTTGATGTAGCCTTCATAGAAAACTACTACATCCAGCTTTTGGATAATCTCAGCCTTCAAAGCTGCCAAGTCGGCGGCTGTCCGCCTGCCCTTTGGCTTATTTTGGTCTTCAGGCATTTGTTATCTTCATGCCGCCAGCAGTCTGCGTAATTCATCACTCAAGCTGGTACGACGGCGATTAGAGATTGTATTCTTGATAGCAGATTGAACTGTCTCGTACTCCCCCACTAGCACCGCCAATGATTTTCCACGTGTCAAGCCAGTGTAAAGCAAATTTCTGGTTAGCAACCTCGTGTGACACCGATGCACGGGAAATAAAGCAATCGGAAATTCTGATCCTTGACTCTTGTGAACCGTCTGAGCAAAAGCCATTTGCAATCGTTGTAGCATTTCGCCCTTGAATTGTACGATGCCATCCAAGTTAGGACCGGTATTAGGCCCAAAATCTACTGTCACGTGCCAGCCATTATTCCCGTGAACGATTTCTTTGACAAAGCCAGTGTCACCATTTACCAGATACAGCTTCTTATCGTTCTTCAAATTAATAAGCTTGTCACCGACTCGATAAGGACCGGATGCATTCTTCTGAGCAGGGTTCAAGGCATCGCGAAGAACTTTATTAAGGTTCTTCCTGCCCACCACCCCTTCCTTGCCGGGTGTCATGACTTGAATATCATGAATAGGATGTACCTTACGTTTAGTAGGCAAATCCTCGGTAATCCATTTCACCAAAGCTTTGACAGTCGCTTCCTGACTATCTTTCTGCACAAAGAAAAAGTCTTCAAAAATGTTTCCAATGGAATCTTGCTTAGAAATTTGCTGTCCACGCAGAATGAGATTGGCGTTATAAGTTATGCCGCTATTAACGCCAGTCCGCAACACAACATCAAGTTCAACTTTCGGTATAGCATCCACTTCCATCAAATCGCGAGCAATGTTCCCTGGTCCAACGGAAGGAAGCTGATACTGGTCACCACACAAGATAACTCGTGTACGTCCAGGCTGAATTGCCTCAATGAAATCACGCATGAGTTCGCAATCTGCCATCGAAAATTCATCCATGACGACTACATCATACGGCAAAAAGCAAAATCGATTGTATGAAAACCCACCAGTGCCACCATCATACCGCAAACCAGTATGCACAGTCGCACACTCGACTCGCTCAACAAAACTCTTACCGGCATTGACAACTTCATTAGCCCGCTTGGCTGCCTTGCCAGTTGGCGAGACAATAAGAACCCGCAATCCAGCCTGGATAAAAGATTCGACTACCATCTTCAAAGTCGTCGTCTTACCAGTCCCTGGTGGACCAGTAATGATGGATAGCGCCCGCGTGCAGGCATTCACAACCGCCTCTGGCTGCTTGTGCAATAAGGTGGCGGTAAGGGAAGGAATCTCTTTCACCTTGCTACGGTGTAGCCTAGCCAAGAAAAAAGCTAGCTCCTTTTCGGCTACGTACATTTCAGGGGTGTAAAGCTGGAGTGAAGTGTTCATTTTTTGGTTTTCTTGACTCGTGAGTTTCCAGTGGAAACTTTTTTCAGGTTGCGAATTTGGCCCATTTCCCGCTTGGCCGCACCGGAAAAATAACCAACACAGTCCTTTTCGAACATTGCACGGTGCTTTTCGAAAGCAGCATGCATTCTTTCTTTGTGATGCTCAACCGTTTGGCCGGTCACTTCTAACATACGCTCGAAGTTTTCCTGAGCGGCACGCACATCGTCAGGATTCCTCGTCCTCATCATCGGTGTCCCAATCTCCCCCTCGCTGAGAACCCTGTACAGTTCCATGCTCTGCCTCCCTTTCACGTTGGATATTAGGTTCGTTGAGATATTCCGTGAGCGTATCAAAGAACTCTGGATATCTGGTTGTCCAGTCTTCGCCATCCTCCCATTGTGTAATCAGCCAGTCAATGTACCTGAAACTAAGTTCATTCAGGACACGCCCTTTATGTTTACCAAATGGAACTGTTGCATCACCAAACTTCGTCGGCATTGGATACCTCGTTCATTCCATTATGGAGGTTGTGATGTTCTTCGATAGTGACAAGCTGCAAGTTAAGCAACCCGTTGTGCAGTCTGTTGCGGTTTTTGTGATGCACTAAGTATCCTTTCGGAATTTTGCCGTGTGCCGCAATCCAAACCAGTTTATGAACCCTGATTTTGCGGCGACGATAAACAACTAATTTCTCCCAATGTCTCGGATAACTGACACAGCAACGAAAAATCGTTACAGAATAATACTCATACCCTTTCCTTCCAGACAAATGTCTTTTAACCTCCTTCCATTTCTTTTTACGCTTATGGTATGAATAGACTCTGCCAGTATTAAAGTTAACCTTCAAGGTTCCCTCTTCCAAGCGTTTATACACAACATCGAGAGTTCCAGGCAGGACTTCTGGCCACGGTTTCATGGTATGTTTCCAATGGAAACTTTCTAGATGCCACCTCCGTTCCAACCCCACAGCAATGCAGGAAAAATTATCCTGCTCCAGCTTTCCAGGCTTGAAGTAGCTGCCTCTTGCTGTAGTTGTAGGTAATCGAGCCATCGCACATCTGCCAATTCATCTTCAAGAAGCTCGATAGACTCTACTTCGCTTGTTATTAAATCCAGGCAGTACACAACTCCAAAATGTATCAAGCCTACGTCGTCCGTATCGTCGTTAACATATCCAACCTGCCGAATGCGACCATGCTTGCCGTGCTCGGACCATTTAATAGATACTTCCTCGTTGAATTCACGGATCATCGCCATTCGGATAATGTCTAGAAACGTTAATCCTGGCTTGTTGTCTATCTCTTCCTTAATGTGACCGCCAATGCCAATCGAAATGCGGTTGTGCAGTCTCTGCTCACTACCTTTTACAGTCCGGCGATAAGTAAGGAGTTGTCGGTTGTGTCTTAAGCAAACATAAGGGATGATCTGCTTCAATTCGAACCGCTGCTCTACCGTATCCCTTGCCACCCACTCCACTTGGTCAATAGAATGGTAGCGATAGTAGGAATTAGGGACGAAGCCATTGAAATAATGGCTAGCCAGTAACCTGCTCTTGGCCACAACCATGATGTTTTTGTCTAGCTTATTTCCACTGGAAATTTCCGGATTTGTACTAGAATTCGACACTGACATCAGAACCCCCTTTAGGAAAGAACGAGGCCGTTTGACTCCGAATATGCCTTCCAGTCTGTTTCGTTTGTTAATAACTCACCTTTTTTGATCATGGCTTCTAGGACAGGCTCGATGGACTGCTGTCCAATCTCACATAAGATCGCCACTTCGCGGATTAGCTCGCTCGCTGGTAGATGAGTGTGCCCACCTTCTTCGCAGGATTCATTGAGTTGGTATAAAATCGCTGCTTTGATACGACCAGGGTCTGTTTTCGGAACTCCCAATAGGTCGGCAATCTTAGCTACTGTCTTAAAACCAAAGCCTTTGATTTCCGTAAGGCTAAAACAATCCTTGCGAATTTTCTCTTCCGCATTGTGTCCATATTGATTAATGACCTTCTCAACCTGATTCGGTAACATTCCGATCGCGTACAACCTCTCTTTGAGTTGCAGATTACTGCGCTCTGCCTTCGCCCACTCATTGACTGCTAGAGCAATATTCTGCGAAACCCCTGCTACTAAAGTCAAGGAAGCTGGATCAGTACATAAGACGTGCATTGTCTTATCGCCGAATTTATTAACCAGTCTGCTGGCTAACTGCGGCCCAATATGCTTACACTCTCGCACGAGAAGTTCTTTCAAACCGTGCTGAGAGTTAACGAAGCATTCATAAGACTTGAAAACAAACTGCCAGCCACCGAACTTTAAGTTCTCTTCCCATTCTCCGGTTAGTAGATACTCAGCCCCCACGTTAGCTTTTGGGATAACCCCCACACACGTCACTCCCCCGATTTCACAAACCGTAAACCCACCGTCATTTCGAAACTTGACTCGCTGGAGAGGTCCACGATGCTGGGTTTGTGTGGTATCAAACTGCCGACCCTTGATTTTTACTATCATTGATTTTACTATAGTTGCTTTTCCCGAACTCATCAAGTTGGGGGGGTGCGCAGTTGAATCTTCGTTGATGCCAGTTGAGGCAGACTTGGACATAAGGATCGCTCTCTTGAAAGTTTTTAAGATATCGATACACTGCTTGATGGATTCCTTTCTTAGCAGTACGTTCTTTCTTCTCCTCTTCCGCTACCATATTAGTGTTCCGCCACACTAAATAGTAATATGCCCACATCCCATCAGGCAGCCGAAAGTGAATGAACGATTCGGCATCGAAAACTAAATGATTTCCTTTCGCTGGACCATCTTTGCATTGAATCAAGTACATGGATATCCCCATTACTACTTCATGTCATTTGCGAAAACTTCATCCAGGCGAAAAGCTTTCCGGAGTTTCCGTAATCCTTCTGTTTTTTTGTCCGAGACCCAAGTTGAACTCTTCTTAAGGTCTTTGGCGATCTTTTCAGAAGTCATTTCCATGAAGAAATAACGGTATATCACCATCTGTTCTTCCGGGAAGGGGGAGAGAAACTTTAGTATCTTGTCTCTCAGCCACTCGCGATGGATGTTCTCGGAAGGCGTGCGTGGTGAATTTGGATTACGCCGCTGCAAGCATTCCTCGAAAACTGTGTATTCGTTTCCAGTGGAAACTTGTTCTTCCCCGTAACCTTCGCTGCCATGACTCTCACTAAATACGGCTGCAAAGATTAATGGGTCAGGCAGTAAATCCCGTAAGGGCATCCCAAAGAATCCGCCGATCATGAAATCGCCGTAGTGTTCTTTCAGATCAAACGGAGAAGGCTTACGGCCTAAGCGATGCCACAACTCTTCAATTAAAGGCTTAATCTCGCGACGTACCTGAGCCGTGCGGCGAGGAAAGTCCTGTAAATTGCGTATGCCATCGTAGATACGACCACGAACAATCGTCGTCGCATACGTCGCAAACGCGGTGTTGTCGTCTAAAGTGAAGTCGTCGATGGCTTTTAATAAGCCAAAGGCGGCATCATTGTGTACGTCCCCTGGTTCAACCAGTGGGCGGTACGGAAGTCGGCGGATTATCCAATCCGCGGAATCCCTGGCAATATAGTCATAATGAAAATAGAGCGCATGTCGAAGATCAATATCCTGGGTTGATTCGTATTGAGACCAGACTTCGAATTCATCGAGCGTTCCAATCTTCTTGACAGTCTGGCTAATACTAACGCAACCGCTTAATTGAACTCCGCACTGGCTCTGGCCGTCGTAACCAGATAGTGCGTGCATAAGTTCCTTCTCAAATGCTGACTCTTACCCCCTAAAAATCCTTCCGAATATTTAATTCCATTTTTCCCACTGTTTATGTGCTTCTTCTGCTACCTATTAGTTTCCAGTGGAAAGTCAGAAGCAAGAGTCGTGAAGTTCGGAAACAAGAAATGGCGAGAGCTGTAAAACGGAAAGTGGTAAGGGTGAAAAAAGAAAAGCAGGAGGAAGAGAGTAAGCGGGTGAGCCAAACTCTCTCCCTCCGCCTTACACCGAAAGGCTACGCGGTGACAGCCTGCTTTTCGGCGGCAGGAGCATTGGCCGCTTCCGGTTGGCCTGCGGCTTCAGCCTTGGCCTTCTCGGCAGCTTCCTTATCCTTGCGAGCCTTCTCGCGGGCAGCATTGTCGCGTGCCTTCTTCTCAAGATGCTCCGCATGTGCCTTAGTGATATCAGCCATGAAGGCTTCGACATCAGGCACCGGGAAGGAGACAGCATCCTTATCGTCACTGGAACGAATGTGCTTCTCCGGCAACCCAGCTTTCTTGCCCTCGGCCAAGGCAGAGACGACGGACTCTTTGACCTTGGCGAGCGCACTAGGCAGAGTTGGCATCTCGCGTTTCGGATTCGGCTTTCCGTTCTCCAGGAACGCAGGCGGAATCGATTTTAATTCCGTCTCGATCGCAGTCACGGACTTCCGAATGTACATCTTCCTAGCAGTCGCTTCCTTCTCGGCGACTTTTTGGGCCTCGGCTTCCTTTTCCAGCTTTTCCTCCCACGGCTGGAGTTCGGCAGCCAGAGAAGTGCCCTGCTGCTTCAGGAAAAACTTCGCGGCATCGACGCGAGTCTCCCACTTAACCTTTTCCGGACCTTTTGCCTTCGTGGCCTGCTCTTCGAAGTGCGGGAGATATTTCTCCTTCACTACGTTGGCCCGAATGGACTGATCAAGCTTCTGCGTGCCAGTCGCAGCAGTTGCTTCGCCGTTTCCAGTGGAAACTGTCGTGTCGCCTTCCTGCTTGAACTTCTCAGGATAGGTCTTGATCAAATGCGCACGGAACTTCTCCGGCGTCATGTCCGCACCAAGCGCCGCCAACTGCTTCTGCTCTTCCGCAGGTAACCGCAACGCTTCAATCTCGCGTCCGTTCGACCAGGAGAGTTTGCTTTGGGCAATCAAATCCTGGACAGACGAATCAAGATCAGTCATTCGCACATAGTTGCTGATGGTCGCCTTCGGCCATCCAGTCATCCGGTGCAAATCGGTCTGCGTCAGTTCCTTGTCGTCATCCAACAACATACGGAACGTGCGAGCCGTCTCCATGTTGGTCATGCCTTTACGTAGTAAATTCTCGACCAACTGATCGACCTTCCCGCGAATCGGACTCTCGTCCTCTTTCGCGATTACAGGAACGTGCGTCACCCATCGCTCATCCCCAGTCGTTTCGGCTAGGCGAGTAAGTGCTTTCACCCGCCCGAAACCGTATTTGAGTTCATACGGCTTGTCGTGCTCGGTCTGACGAATCTTGGGAGTTCGTCGAACACCGATGGGTTGCAATAACCCATTCGCTTCCTCAATCGACGCCGCGAGTTGCTCAATCTCTTCCGCCGTATGGCGTGACTCTTCGCGGGAGTTCAGTTCATCGTCGATGTAGACCTCATCACGAACGTTCATGTACACCATCTGTCCTGCATCTGCTGTGGCAGCCATAGTAGAATCTCCTAGACTTTCAAAAGTGAGACTTTCAGTAAAAAACACACAAAACTCAGCCACTTCTCAAACCCAAGTTTCCAGTGGAAACTTTTTGGACGACTCCATCAAAACGCTGGTTCGTCCGTTGACCCCGATGTGTCGCCTCCTTCCCCCCCATCCTGCATACCAACCTCGGAGTCACTGTCGAATACGGCAGCGTTGATATACAGTTCTTGTAGATACCGTCCCTTGCTAACCTTTGAATCACCATCACTGGGACTTGGATCGGAAAGTGCTTTAGCTTCCGCAAAGCACTGGCGAAACAAATCCTTCATTTCCTCTGGATCAGTTCCGTACTCCAACAATTTCGGCCCGTCCGCAAAACGTAAGACATACCAAGTCTGCGTATTCTCAGTATGTTTCTCTGTAAACAGCCACTTCACTCTCCCCCAAAACGGTAGCTTAGACATGCGCTGGGCAATGCAACTAGAAACCAGTCGTTGGCCAGTCCGGAAAGAAGTCTTGGAAAACGAGGCAATCATTAATCCCGTTCGCAAGCTCCCATCATCGTTTAGGCCATAACCCAAGATATTCAGGTGCTCGGTAACTGGCGGTGCGGCACCTTTCACTGGTGCTTTCCAGGTTCCTTTAGGTGGCCATAGCCCTTCTCGCACCCGCTGAATCATAGGGTCCAGTTCTTTCCAGTGGAACATCGTCTGCCCCTGTTGCCGCTCTTCTTTATTCGGCCAAAGGCAGTATTCACTGGGCAGCCGCATGATCGGCACAAACGGCAGGTAATGCACAGCCGCCACATCACTTTCCGCAACACCTTTCCGCAGCAACCAAGGCGCTTTCCCTTTGATACTAATAACCTCGCGGTTTAAGTTATCAAAAAGCACGCCACCTTCCCACCCGCCAATCCGCTCGCCTGCCAACTCTTTAGTCGTCGGCTGACCAATAGAGATTCGGGAAATCTGAATCTCCCCGACGCCAACATTCTCTTGCGTAGCATCCTCGATAGTCTGCATGTCCTTATCCCAGCTATCGGGAAGGTCAAGGCCGTCTGCCTCGTACTTTGACTTAACGATAGCAGTTGCCGCAGTATTAGTCACAGCAGTAGATGCGGTGGCGATGGCAGTTGTCGCAGGTGGATCAACTGTCTTTTCCGTAGAAACTGTCTTTTCAGTGGAAACTGGCGAGATGCGATCCACGTCCTCTTTAATCTCGTTTTGTTCTTCAGTTGCTGCTACTTTTTTAGCCATTTGTGAACTCCTGTTTCCAGTGGAAAGTTTTTTGAAAATATGTTTCTCACATACTTTCCTTATCGACCGGAAACTTGGCTTTCTCCATTTAGGCTTGTTGAGGTTGTTCAAGGCAGCTTAATCGCAATCAAACTAGCACGGCCTTCATTATACCATATTGATTCCTGCTTGTCAAGGGGTTTAGAAAAATATTTCAAAAATATTTTTTATGATATCGTAGACACTCTAATCTAAAATATCACCAAGTTCGGATTGCACATCTTCTGGAGGAAGAGCTTTCGCAAGTTCTTTGCTCTCCTGTTCTTCTTTTTCAGCTAACACTTCCCCGATATCAGGTATCCCACTTTCTTCCATTGCCACAACGTGTTCCAGTTGTGCCTCAACCCAAGTTTGTGGATTGAAAACTTCCTCTTGAGCTGGCTCGTCAAAGATAGGGTTCCCAATAGCAGGGTCAATCCGTACAGGAGGAGGCGGAAAGGGATGGGAGATTTGGGCTGCGGCTGAGTCGGAGTTTCCAGTGGAAACTTCTTCGTCTGCTAAGTCCCCTGGATATCCTTTCGGCTTCACAACTTTAGCTGGTCCCACGCTCTTCTCTAAAGAAGATAAGACATCCATATCAATGAGGCAGGAGTAATCATCTTCATGGAAAGCTGTGGCAGGAATGGCAAGATAAAGCTGTCCGTTGATGCACTGCCACTCTCCTTTGCGGAGAATGCTGGCAGTCGCAGTATCTCGATCGATTCTGGCATTGTGCTTGGTCGCCCTATGTCGCTTGTTCAAAGAAGCCACAAGCCGAATGACCGGTATCTTACTCATACCGACATTAACACACTGCTCAACAATGTCCTCGGCCTTCCAGCCGATCTTCCACTTCTGCCAGACAATGTAGAAATTGTCTAAAGAAAGTTCCATAGTGTCAGCGAACTCTTTACGCTGCTCGCATTTCTTTCCTTGGCGTTGCGTATAGAGAATCGCATAGATATCACACAGCGAGATAGCCGCTAAGCGAATCCCGTTGCACTTTTGCCGAATCGAGTCTAACGGGATGCCGTTCTTATACCACGCGAGAATACGGGTAATAGCAAGGTCGCTAACCTCATCTTTGCGGAAACGCAGATGAACTTGTTTAGGTTTCAAATGCGCTACGCGCATGTTTTTATGGTAGTCAGGACGAAAGTATTTCGGATTGGAAGGTTTCATATTATAATAAATTTGGTTTTGAGAAGCTTGAGAATCTTTTCGGCTTCACCCGGTAAAGTGGAGTTCAAAAGCTTCTCTAGTTCGTCTCGTTTTCCGATAAACGAAAGTTCGGTTAAGTTGTCAATTAACTTCCCCCACGGAGTTACTTGACGACCAGGGAATTGTGGTTCGCTTGCTAATTGTTCTCGGCTCATAATAAAAACTTCCTTGTTTCTCCGTTAACAGAATGAACTTTGAGGCTATGTATGACATTTCCATACACACTGAAAGGTAAGGAAAGGTGAGTTGTCTGTACGCAGACTTTAGAAACCAATGTCAAAGGGATACTCCAGCCGATCCCGTAACTGCTGCTGCGGAAGCCGTAAGGTAGGTTCGTTCCGGTTGGTAGCTGATTCCCCTTCCCGTACCCCAAACGTTTTGAGGAGTTTTCGCCACTCCGAATCATACTGGTGTTCAATACTTTCAATGGCCGATTTGCCAACAAGCTTGCCAGTACGGATTGCGGAAGTACATAGAGACAGTTTAGAGTGTGAGCTAATCCCTCCCGCAATCTTATTAAATCTGGACATGATTTCACGGAGCACTGGTGTTGCCAAAACCAATAGTAAATACGACAATGGTTCTTTTTCTGCCAGTGCAAGTCCTTTAGCCAGCGATTCTGGTAGATGATGCCATGCTTGGTCAAGCCCACCGACTTCACTTCGAAAAAAATCTTCCGATCCTGCTTCCATCTGAGGTCCGGACATACCTTTACCCTCGCGTCTGTGCAGTAACGAACAGCCCCAGTGGCTACGCTGGTCGCCTCTTCAAAGAAATCGCCACACCAATTCCGTGCGGAAGCACGGGTAATTAAGGTTTCCAGTGGAAACAAAGTTGATTGAATTTCAGTTGTTTTCTGTCTGGGAAGTAACATATTTAGTCAGGAAGTTCCACTGGCTTAATTAGTTCCAGTACAAAAATGTTTAATTCGCGGTAGCTTTCGTACTTAAGCTGTTCGGTTTCGTGGATTTTCTGTGTGATATGATCCAAGTCACACCCTTCCGTAGCGTATTGATAGAACGGAATGACCGCTTCGCACCGCTTAATTGCCAAATAAGCAGGATGCCGGAGCATTTGCTGAGCGATAAAGCGGTCGCACTGGATGCAGACAATCGCAGAGACGAGTGGCAGGTAATCAATGCGACCAACTGATTCCGTAGAACCTTCAGTAATATCAGTGGCACCGCAGCGTTCGCATTGCATTGGATTACTTTGTTAATTTAGCATGACCTGATGGTTGATACTTCACTGTAGTAGTTTCAACTACCCAGCGGTCACTATAGCTTCCATCACACCACATTTTCTTAGAAATTTTATCCGGCAGTGTTGGTGATTCGATATCTTCAGCAAGTACAGAAGCATAATTGCTAATTGAATCAGCAATATTATCGCATTTCGATCCAAAGCACCACTCATGAACGCGATCTATAGCACCAATGACTATCAAGATTGCCAGTAATGCCAACTCAATCAACGGTAGCCACCAGATATCAAACCAGAACCATAGCATGACAAATCTCCTGTGCTAACTATCGTATATACTAACTATCGTATGGCGAAGTAGGACGGGAAGTGTTACTAGTAGCGATGCCAGTTAGCACTGGTGGAATGGACGGAGCGGGAAGGGTGGAAGTAGCTGTGGTAAGTTGTGATGTAAGTTCCAGTGGTTGTTGGCTAACGGGAACCTCTTCCACCTCATGCAGAATGATTTCAGGATGGGTTTTTAACAACCACTCTCTAGTTGTAGTGGTTTTGGCACCAAGACGCAATGCCTGAAGTCGTTTGTTCGGAGTTAAATCGAAGTGGGCAGATGGTGTCCCTAGCTTTTGGACCCAGGCCCGTTTCAGTCCCAGCTTCTCACCAAAGGCCAGTAACTCGGCTTCCGAGTCGGCCCACATATGGCACCACTTACCGCCAGTTTTCCTGGCAACAGCACGAGCGGCATGGGCGGTAGCTTCAATCGGCCACGAGAAAACCTCGTCCACATAAACAGCCATGTTACTTCTCCGGTATAAGAGCCTTAGTTTCCACTGGAAACTTTTTTGGACGTTCCTTAATTAACCCTCTTCGCCACATAACTTCCGGCAATTCCTTTTTATCACCAAGAAAGTAATCTGGTTGCGGAGTATAGGTTAATGCATTATGAAACATATGGCCTTTCTCGTCATCAGTCCATGATATAGTACGGCAATGCTGACCAGGATTGTATGATTCACCACCATTTTGAGACCAATGTCCATCGTAAGCCCATTCAGGAAAACGGTCGATGGCAATAAAGAAACCGTCTTTACCACGCAACTCCCAAGTATAATGTGTGATAGTTACTCCATGAGATTTTAGGATTTCTTGTACACTTTGTTCCTTACCACGTTCAAAGCCATGTCTGTAAACACCAAGTAAACATCCCAACCCACAAATAAAACCAAAGAGATGAGTGAGCGTAAAGCGGGGAGCTGGGATATACCAGCCGCATAACAGGAATGCGACAGAAGAAATACAAGGTAGCATCATAGTTTATTCACCCGTTCTGGTCTACAATAAACATGGTTCGTTCCTCGCCTGACGGCGTTTCCCAATCTTTAGTTTGGTAATTAATCTTTCGATCACTCAGGAAACCAGTCATCTGAAGGAAATCAATGGCTCTGTTAACATTTTCGTGATGCAAAGGTATTTCGAAATCACGCCCAGTTTGCACGGCTGCAACGAAAGTAGAAAACTCATATCCTAACACGAAAATCACTCTCGAATCAGAAATGTCCTTGAAATCTTCGTTCTCAATTCCAAAAGGAATTTCCATTTCGTTGTCATAATCATCGCCAGCCACGTTAGTCATCCCCTCCCATCCCTATCTCATCGCTGATATCAACATCCAGACTGGGCGGTAAGATAAAGATTTGGTCTACGTTGGTCAGCGGCATCGGCTGTGTTTGAATTTCTCCATTGCTAGTCTGTAGGTAGGCTGCGTCTCCAGTTTGTAGGAAATGCAGTAGCCGATACTCCGCCGAAGGTTCGAAGAAGTATTCGTGGGCTTCGTACTTCGTCTTCCAGAAATCCAAGAACTCGTGTTCCGGACGTGGTTCGAGGGTCACTAGCCAATCCATAAGGATGTGGCCGCGAGCCTGATAAAATGGCGTGCGGTCACCCTGGTAGAGCGTGGAGATTAACTGCTCCGCTCCTTGTGGTTTGCAGAAACAGAGGTAGTGGTGGAGTGGCATGGATGTTATTTTTTGAAGTGACCGTGCTCTTCAGCATACTCGATTGCTTGGTCCATCCAGGTTTTATCTTTCTTTTCGTTTAAGTTTCCAGTGGAAACTTCTGGCGTCCCATCAACTTCAAATTTCTGTTTTCTGTTTATCTCGGTATTTACTAACCAGAGTAAACAGTACGCCCCTAAATCCCTGACTGTATCTTCGACTGACTCACGGACTTGCGAAGTTCCGTTCTTCAGTAAAGTCTCTAGCCTATCAATCTTATCGGACATACGGGTTCTGATCGCTGCATCTGCTGGTAACTCAGGGGCAAGACGTGGTGAAAGAAAGACTGTGCTTCCGTAATCTGCGTTTTTGCAGAGAAGTAAATCAATCCACTCAAGCCCCACGTTAGCAATCTTACATTGATCCACCGTAACTGGTGGCAAGTCATTGTGGAAGCGAACACCCAAGGCTCGCAAGACACGTAATAATTGATGACTCCGTGTCTCATCTACATCCAGCTTAATCACGATTTCCTTGTAGGTCATTACTCTCCCCCTTGTTTGGCTAGTTGTTTGCGTTCAATCACTTTATTCGCAATCCACTCCCGCATGATATCCTCAATTTTTTCACACCAAGCCGCATACACTTCTTGATCACGAAGAATCTCCTCGTCTATCCGTAACAACGTGGCGGGAAGGAGAGAGTAATCTGCTTCCTCTAACCAGCCGGACAGCCGACGTGGTGAGCGGCAAACATGGGCTTTGAAGAACGATTCCGGGTGGATGTAGTATAGGTAGATATCTTCATTGTCGGCAGGGCTGTCGGTAAGCTGGTCTAAAGCATCCCAGGTTTTCGTTTCCCTGTTCTGCACAACCCTCAAAAGCATCGGTGCTCGACGAAGAGACAAGGAAACACCAGCAGCGGGACCGTCTAGGAATTTAGCCATGTTACTTAATCACCTTTTCGATATCTTTGAAGTCCACAAAGAGATTATCTACAAGTCGGTGAATAATCTCAATCTCTTCACAGTCAATCTCATCCTTAGCTGGTTCCAGATCGCCCTTAGCTTTTAAGGACTTCGTGGCGACTGCACGCAAACGATTACAGAAGACAGAATTCAGATAAGCACGAATGTTGTGGTCGGTCATTTGTAAGTTTAATCACCAGAAAGAGTTTGTAAGATTGTAAAGCAAAACATCTTAGTCACAATCCGGCATTCCTTATTCAGAAGGTCTGCTGGGATTTCAATATTGAAACCGTGTCTACTCTTAAGCCGCATAATGGCTTTACGTTCTATCTCAGAGCAGACTTCTTCTAGGATGATTTCTTTATTGTTTTTATCAACCATGCCTTACTCCAAATCCGGAACAAAAAGTTTCCAGTGGAAACTACAAGTCTTTTAGAAGTTCCTGAACAGCAAGCCGAGTAACCACCAAACACTCTTTGCGACGCTCGTTATCTGATGGACTGTATATTCCGTTACGAGCAAGCCGAGCCATTGCTTTAAGTTCCACAAGAGTTGCGAACTCATTCAAAACAATGTCTTCGTTGCTTAAGTGGTCGTTGCCAGCCATTTATTCCTCCTTACTGTATTTTTCCGGCTATTCGCCGAACGGATCAATCGTCGCCACGTGTTCGTTTAGTCTCCCAACATCCAATTCCTGCACCTCAGTCTCCAACATCCCTAAGCACGGCTCGCGATGCTTACACCAATACTCACAGTGCTCCCCTTCATTCCGATAGAACCGGCCATCCCGAATCATCCCCGCTAAACGCAGTATATCCGCTGACCTAGCCTGCAAGAAAGCCCACGGACGATCCGTCACAATATGTCCCGGCCCAGCTTGCTCCCCCTTCTTATAGCCATGTATCCACTTATCGTTGATCACCTGCTTCTTGCGCATGCGACCGGTGTCAGGGTTCATCTCCTTCCCGCCGGCAGGATCATCCACGTACTTGGTGTACTGGTCCTTCTGCCTAGGCATATAATCCCGCATCCAGATCAGCACGGTCTTTTGTGGGATCAGCATTGGCCACTTCGAAGTTCCAATCAAGCTCTGACAAACCGAACAGGGGCCAGCATAAACTAGCTCGCCCTCGTCACTATATTTCGGACGGCACTCGGAACATGAAGGGACACCTTTATGAACTGCAAAGCCATACAGCGTGAGTTGGAGGTCCAGCTTGGCAGCAGTCGGCCCAGGTCGAAAATCGTTAATACGGAACTTAATATCTCGAAGGGCGAATACTCCGTCGTCATAATATCCAGCTTGGTCAATCGTTCCTGTAAAGTAGAATGTGCGGGAGAATTCATCTTTAAGTTCCAGTACAAAAGACTGTTCGAGAATCGTAGCATGGAAAGTCTGGTTGTCCTTGTGCCGCTGGTACCCCAGGAGCATTGTACAATACTCTGGACAGACGGCCTGTGCTTGGGCGCGGAGAGTCGGATACTTAGCGGAAAGGCGGGGTGGAATTTTCGAGTCGCGGCAAGCGGTGTCGAACTCACGGAGGAATAGTTGCATGATGTCTACGTATGTAATCGCAAAATTCCGCGACTCGTGCATATGTTGAATCACGCGGTGCCCTGCCGTCCCCATGACAGCCGCAAAGAAGGTATCCTCTTCCTCGTGGCCAATCACCCAGCGATAAAGGAACATCATCGGACACTTGCGATAATCTTGGAGCATGGACTGGCGGAAGTATAGGTTACCACAGAGGTCAGCGATAGCCGGGGAGTAGTTCAGAACGTTGCCACCGTAAGTGGGTTCGTTGGTGAGAGCTTTCAGTTCAGCGAGGGCGATGAGCCGGTCAGCCGACTTGGCATCCTCTTCGGAAAGTAGGCGAGTAGTGGTATGCTGCGAGCCATCCGGTTTCGCAACGTCGCCCAGCGAATCAAAGCCATCAGGGTCAGCAGAATTATAGTCGGCGAAAGGCATATTAGTTTCCACTGGAAATTCTGTTTATCTATTATCTGTCAGGTCGAACTGGTATGACGATGTACCCCTTTGAACAAACTTCCTCAGCCCGCTTTCTGTCCGTGTAAATCATCAAGGGGTAGGTGTGTGTGTTCAGGCGGCCAATGGTATCGATGACACCGGAGTCGGTACGGCAGACGACGTACCAACAACCATTTGAATCAGGTGCGAAGTAGAGAGGTGGATTCATTTTGGAAAGAACTTCTTTCTAGCGGCTTGGCGAGTTTTCCTGGTAATCCTGAAGTTACCACGCACTTTCTTTTTTACCGACTTGTCGATTTTCCTCGCTGGTCGATCAATCCGGCTAATGAGTTCCTGCTGTTCACGTTGGGAAATCACTACGTTGTAATAAGACCAGCTAAGGATCGCAAATCGCCGCATGGCATCACACATAGCCTGCTGCTCTTTCTTTGGCCGCTTAAGTCTGTCTTTATCGTAGACTAAAGCTGTATAAAAAAGCGGGTCTTGCTCTTTAATAGCCTCAAAAGCCTCAGCGAGTAGTACCTTCTCCACGGTGACAGGAAGGGTGGGGAGCATTTTAGCCGCAGTTTGTTTAGAGTCTGGTTTGCGGAGTTTGGGAGGTTTATGTTTCATGGGAATTCCTCATCAATGATTGTTTCCAGTGGAACTTTCTGTCCCGCAAATTCGTGTGTACAATCTCCTTGGAAGTGAAGGATTCCTTCCGTTAATATAAAATGGCAACGCGGTGTTTCCACGACATTTTTATTCTCGTCAAACGTTTTGTGTGGATAGGCGAGCGTTTTGTGTGGATAGGCGAGCGTTTTGTGTGGATAGGCGAGCGTTTTGTGTGGATAGGCGAGTAAC